GTACATAGGGATACCTATCCCAATGTCTTAACTGTTTAAGATACTTTGGTTTGTATTCAAACAAATAGAACTTACCGATCTCAATGCCGCTATGTTCAACAGCGTTGTTAAACAAATAATTGAATGCAATTTTTCTTTGCTCGTTTCTATTTGATGCGTTTTCTTTTTTAATTTGATCTAATACGCTCATAACTTTAGATCCTTTTCTGTTAGTACCTTAAATTCCCATTTTCTATCTGCACAATAATTTTTAGCAGCATCCCATTTAGCTTGATTGACTGCGTAGGTTACTACCTCATTAATATACTTTTTAGTTTTTTTCTTTTGAACCTTAGGTTCTTCAACTTGCCTCAATGGTTTTATCTCAATGATATAATTTTTTATTCCAGAGTTGGATGTTGCTCTGACATAAAAATCTGGAAAGTACCTATGATATCTGCCATCAACAGGGGATACGTATGGTATAATTATTTCTTCTGATGCCCACTGTAGAATATTCTCATTCAAATCACAGTACTTCATAAATTTTAATTCCCACAAACTGCGATAGATTATATTGGTGGGATCACCTTTGTACTTCTTAGGAAAGGATGGTCTAAATTTTCCAGAATATGCCATTATATATACGATAAATATTAATAACTTCCCCAACTTATTTAGATGAAAATTAGTACAATACTATCAAATGTTGTAGGTAATTATGGATTAGCCACATCTAATAAGTATCATGTTTCATTTACTAATATGAACGCAGCACTTGGTACTGCATTGGGGTTACAGAATATATCAGATCCATCTTTATTTGAACTTGAATCTAGTGCTAACAAAGCAGCAACAAAACTTAGTTACCTTTGTGATGAATGTAACATACCAGGATTTAGTTTTGCAACTGGAGACGTGAAAGGATTACAACCTGGAATCAATATTCGTAATGCACATACTAAAATATTTAATGAATTGAATTTAACTTTCTTATTAGATTATTCACATACAACGTATAATGTATTTCAAAGATGGTCTGATTTTATTTTTAATAAGCAAGGTATTCCAGGGTATGATATTAAATCATACTCTTTGATGAGATACTATGATGATTACTGTGCAGATGTTGTAATACAAAAGTTAGAACCAAGTAGAAGGGATATAAATGTTCAATCATTCTTTGATCCTCTTGGTAATGCTACATCTAGGAATACTCATGTGGTGATGAATCAATTGGTAGCACATAAAGTATTTCCATATAGCATGAATAATATTTCATTTTCTAATGGACCAAATCAACCAGTAAGAGTTCAAGTATCCTTTTATTTTGAGTACCTAGATAAAGTATAAGAATTGTATTTTTGGAGATAAACTATGGCATTGCCAACTTTGAATAACCCTACTTATGAATTGGTTATTCCTTCAACTAAAAAGAAAATTAAGTACCGTCCATTCTTAGTTAAAGAAGAGAAGATTCTTCTCTTAGCACTTGAATCTGAAGATGAAGTGCAGATTGCAAATTCAATGAAAGATATTATTTCTGCTTGTGTGCAGACAAAGGGAATTGATATTGATTTGCTTGCAACCTTTGATATTGAATATCTATTTTTAAACATTAGAGGTAAATCTGTTGGGGAAAAAATTGAATTGCTTTTAAAATGTCCAGATGATAATGAAACTGAAGTTTTAGTGTCAATTAACATTGATGATATTCAAGTTTATTTCCCAGAAGGACATGAGAATCAAATTAAAATCTCTGATGATTTGTGGGTTGAAATGAAATATCCTAATCTAGATTCATTTGCTCTCTTAGAGGATGCACAGAATCCAGATAACACATTTAAATTAGTTGCAAAATCAATTGCTAAAATTTATAATGAAGATGATGTTTGGGATAGTTCTACGACTACTGAAGATGAATTTATTTCATTTGTTGAATCAATGAACAATAAGCAATTCTCAAATATTCAAAAGTTTTTTGAATCAATGCCTTCATTGAAGCATACAATTAAGATTAAAAATCCTGTAACTAAAGTACAAAGTGATTATACTATTGAGGGTCTATCAAATTTTTTCGGATAGCCCTCTTCCATAATTCTCTAGAGAATTATTATAGAACTAACTTTGGTTTGATGCAACATCACAAATATAGTTTAACTGAACTAGATAATATGATGCCTTGGGAAAGAGAAATCTATGTTGCTATGCTATTAAAATTCTTGGAAGAGGAAAAGGCAAGGATAGAAAAACAAAACTCTAGATCTTAATGGAATCATCACAACTAGGATTACATGACTACAATGACGCCATACTATCTGTGTATGGCGCAAATCCTGTTGTGCAGATGGCAGCATCTCCATCGGAACAAGTTGATGTTGAAGAACCAACTGAACAACTTCCTACTAAAAAAGAAAAGAGAATAAAAAAAGGCACACTATTTACTGAAACTTTAAAGTTAAAGAAGGCTGCATTACTTAATTTATCTTTAGCAAAAAGAATATTTGATTATGAACAATCCCGTCTTAGAGAATTAACCACTGAGATTGGTGAGTTACAACCATCAAGAACTAGAGCAGAATCTTATTCTGACAAAGAGAAAGAAGAGAAAGAAGAGAAATCAGGAATTGGTGGACTATTCTCTAGATTCTTTAGGAATTTATTTTCTAAACTTGGTAAAGTATTATCTTTAAAGTTCAGAAGAAGTATCGGCAGAAAGAATCGATTAAGATTAAAGAAGTTACAGAGGACATATAGGAAATCAAAAATTGTATCAAAGAGATTTGCTAGAAATTTAACTAAACCATTTAGGCAAACATCAAGATTCTTTAAGTCACTTCCAAAAAAAGCATGGAAAGGAATTAAGGGACTTGCAAGCACAGCAAATCAAGTTAGAAAAGTTATTGGTGGGTCCATTCAAATGGCAAAGGGACCTAAAGTATCAACGGCACCCAAACCCTCTGGATTAAAAATGCCACAAATGCCATCTGGAATAAGTAAAGGTGCATCTAATTTGATGAAAGGTGCAAAAAACTTTACTAGATCTGGTCCACTTGCTGCTTTATTTGCTGGATTTGAATTCGGAGGAAGGAAAGGAGCAGGACAAACAGACGCTCAGGCAGGCATAGGAACCGCTGCAAGCGTCGCTGGTGGTATTGCTGGAGCGAAGGGAGGCGCCGCTGCTGGTGCCGCTCTGGGGGCAACTATAGGACTTGCTTTTGGTGGTATTGGTGCCGCTCCTGGCGCTGCAATTGGTGCTATCATTGGTGGAATTGGTGGAGGTTTTGCAGGATCGTTTGGTGCAAGTAAACTTGCTGATGTTGCCACTGGTGTAGATGAGAAGCAGAAATATGCAGAAGGTGGTGTGGTAACTGGACCTCAACTTGCATTGATAGGAGAGGGGGGAGAGCCAGAATTTGTGGTTCCTCAAAGTAAACTTGGTTATTTCTTATCGGGTAAAACTGGCATTGGGTTGGTAAATGCTGGAGCAAAAGTTATATTCAGTGGCGTAAGAAAGTTTGCAGATTCTATTGGACTTGATCCAAAAATACTCAGTTCAATTCCAGAACTTTCTTTAGAAAAAACATTACCCTCTAGTGATATAACTGTACCAGTAACAACAGACATAAGACAGACGCCAAAATTTAATTTGGGTAAAAATATATTTGATAAAATTATAGAGGGATTTAAAAATCTGTTAAGTGATTTGCCTAATTTATTACCCGCTCCACTCAAAGCATTAATAAGTGGTGTACAGGGATTGACAAATGGAGTACAAAATTTTATTGGAGATTTAACTGGTGGATCTGCTGCTGATTTGTCAGGTACAGGTGTTGTTAGAGAAGTTGATTTAAAGGCAAATACTCATAAAGACGTTGGACTTACAACTAAATTTGGGTATAGTGCTTTTCATGGTAGACATCATAATGGTGTTGATGTAGGTACATCTGGAAAGAGTGGTTTTCTTGTGGGGTTCAAAAAAACTGGTAAAGTTACTTTCTCTGGACCATCTGCTGGATATGGAAATCTTGTTATCATTAAAGATAATTCTGGAACTGAATACTATTTTGCCCATTTAAAAAATATAAATCCAGATTTATCGGTTGGGAAACCATACAATGGAGAAAGCATTGGTGAAATAGGAAACACTGGTCATAGTTCTGGAATTCATTTACACTTTGAGAAGAGACCAAAGGGATCTTCTGGGGTAGATCCAATGCCTGACGTTGGATTGCTTGATATAGGTAAAAAGAAACAAAAGATACCATCAAAAGTTTCTGATCCTGGTAGAACAGTTGAATTACCAACTAATCTTAATGCCCCTGCAAATCCATTGACTGTTTCTCCTGCTCTAAATATGATGGGAGGTAGTATAACGCCAACTCCTGAGGATCCATTTGCGATTGGTGGTACAAATACTATTTTAACTAATGGTGGTGGAGTACAATATATTCCTTTTCCTATTCCAATAAAATCGAATCCAAATAAACCAAGTTCAATATACTCAACTTGGGGAACTACTCCTAATAAGTAATAAGAAATGGCAAATATTCCAAGTAAAGCAATAAAAAAATTTAAGAAGGATATTCATAGAGAGATTGCTGCTGGGATTCTTATTGCTTATGGTTTGTTTCCACGTACCAATGAAGGTATCGCTAAAGCACAGCGTCTTATTGCAGGCAGAGAAACTTGGTTAGCACCTTCAGAACTACCAAATTATTATGATAATATTGAAAGTGATTTGATGATAGGCAGGGAAACTGCTGGCATCGTTAACATCAGAATGATATTGAAAGAATTTTATGGACTTGATAATAAACCAAGTGCAATTACAGTACCAAAATTAGATACAGGTAAAACAACTGTTTATAAACCAGAAGATAAATTTGTAGATGATATTACTGAACAACTTGATAACAAGTTAGAAGAAACTTCCGACAATATTATGGATGCTGTTGATGCTTTAATTGAAAAGCAGAAAAAAGATTTTGAAGATTACAAAAAGAAACAAGAGGAAGAAAGGCAGCAAAAGAAAGCAGGAGAAGAACAGTATCCAACTCCAATTGGACCAGATCCAATGCAAGGTCCAGTGGAACCTCCTGTCCAAGGACCAAAAGAACCCCCAAAGAAAACAGTTGCTCCAGAAAAAGATGAGGATTGGCAATCTGAAGTACCAGATCAATTAGGTACAAAATTAGATGAACTCATTGAACAAGTAAAGAATGATCCTCTACCTAAACCTGCTGGAGATAATAGAAAAAGAACCAAAGGGAAGACAATTAAGAGAAGTAAACCACGATACAGTGAGATGCATGTGGGGTCTCCTCTTGCTGAGGTTATGGATAATGTTATTGAAACAAAGAATGCTTTATTAGATCTCTATAAAATTACAAAGAAACATTTTGAATTTAAAAAAGGCATTGATAAAACATTAACTCAAAGATTATCTGCTAAAAAGAGAGAACAACAGTTAGAAAAACCATCATCTCCTGATGGAGATACTAAAATAAAAGATAAGGATAAAAAAGAAAGTTCACTTCAAAAATCATTAAAGAATGCATTAAGTCAGGGTCTTTTTACAGCAGCTATTGGAACGTTAACGCCAGTATTGTTATCTTTGATGGCACCATTTTTAGGAAATCAAAATGATATTGAACCTGAACCTGAACCAGATATTAAACCAGATAAATCACCTTCAGATCAATCACAATTAGAACCTCCACCAGCACCAGATCTTCCTCCACCAGAAACAGAATCTCCAAAATCTCCTAAACCATTAGTTGATGTTCCACCAGCACCAGTTTTGCCACCACCAATAACTATTCAACCTGCTGCTGAAGGTAGAAAATTTGATAAAAAGAAATCTGAACCACTTAAACCTTTAAATATACCTGTGTCAAAAACTGGAAAGAATGAAGAACTATCAAAAGTAATTAAACCATTGATTGCTGCTGTACAACTTCCAGTTAAAGTTGGAGCGGGAGCAATGCTTTCTTTTGCACATTCAATTGTAAATCCTTTTGCTATGTTTATGCCTCCTTTTGTAAAGGGATTTATTAATAATATTTTTAAAACAATATCAGATTCTGCTGGATTAACTGGTGTTAATTTTCAACTATCTGGTGATAGTTTTGTTGATACATTAAAGAAAGCATTAGGAGGTGCATTTGGTGGCGGCGGCGGGGGCGGCGGCGGTGGCGGCGGCGGTGGCGGCGGAGGTGGAGGCGGCGCTGGAGGCGGCGATGGTGGTGGTGGTGGATTATCAACATCAGCTAGTAGTGCCGTTAAAGATCCAAATGTTAAAGCGTTTTTAGATGTTCTTGCAAAACCAGAATCTGGAGGGAGATATAATGTTTCTGTTGGTGGAAAACTATTTTCAGATATGTCTAAGCATCCTGAAATGTATAATTCAGAGTTAAATTCTGATGCAGCAGGAAGATATCAATTTCTAAGCACGACATATAAACCAATTGCTAAAAGGTTAGGGTTGAAAGATTTTAGTCCTAGAAGTCAAGACCTTGCTGCTGTTCAATATTTAAAAGATCTTGGAGTTCTTGATGAAATTCAAAGTGGAGATCCTAAGAAACTTGCAGATGTTAAACGTAGATTACAAGGAAGTACTTGGACTGGATTACAAAAATATACCGATGATTCTTACTTGAAAACGTTTAAAGATAGACAAAAATTTTATAATGATACTGCAAGACCAACAACAGCAGGAACTCCACCAATAACAGGAACACCCAAACAGCAACTTGAAGCACAGATAAACCAAATATTAGGCATACCTCCACAACCACCACAGGTGCCAACGATGCCAAATTTATTTGAGGGAAGTTCTAGATCACCAACTGCTAATTTATTTACGTTACAACCAACTCCATAGTTATGTCTAATCCATTACTAATAAACAATTTTACTATTAATAAGTTATCAATAACTCTTTCCAATGGAAAGAAACTTAAAATTGATAGTGGATCTGTAGCGTCATTGGAATATGCTGAGACAATGATGAGTAAGTATCTCACTATTACTTTAAAACTTATTGATACTACTTCTATATTATCTCAAGGAATATATGGTATGGAACCAGTAGAACTTGTCATGACTGATAATGTCAATAAAGTTACCTACGAATTCACTGAAGGTTCTAATAATGGAATACTATACGTGTATGAAATACATGATAAAGAGATACTCGATAAGCAAAAAACATTTACATTAGAATTGTGTAGAGGGGATGCTTTAGATAACTATAGTACTAGAGTATCCACTGCTTTCAAATCAACTACACCAACAAAACTAATCAATGATATTATTGGTGGAGTTCTCAAAAGTAAAAAGACAATCAAGGTACAAGATTCTGTTAACAAATTATCTTTTGTTGCTCCAAATGCAAAACCGTATGAAGTATTGACTTGGGCAAGAAATAAATTTATTGGAATCAAAGATGGGAACAAAGGTGGTCAGTTTATTAGTGCTGGATACTTTTTCTTTGAAGATTATTATAACTACAATTTCTTACCGATAGATAGTTTCTCTAGCAAAAAAGATGTAACATATTCTTTTGTTACTGGAAATAATACTGGGGGAACAGAACAAATAAGTACATTAACTAACATTAAACAAACAAGTGGATTAAATTTGTTTAACAATTTTGAAAAAGGGTATTACTCTGGTCGAATTGATTTCTTTGACTTAGTAAACTGCGAAGTTATCACAAAAAAGTATAACATCAAAGATGATTATTCTAAATGGAGTAAACTTGGGTCTAATGACAAACTTCCAAAAATATATGATGAAGTTCTTTCTAAAACACAAACAAGATTAATGACAGTCGTATATAATAATGATTTATTTTTAGAATCAGGTAAACTTGTTACTAAAAATAGAACTCCTTTTGAACAAATTGTATCACAATCAATAACTAGATTTGGTACGTTCACTAGTCAAGTTGTTAGTGCTACTGCATATGGTAATCTTGGATTGAATGCTGGTGATTTGGTTACCATTGATATGATTGATCCTGATACAAAAAGAGATGCTACATATAGTGGGAAGTATATTATCTTTGGTGTAGATCACATATTCACTAAGTCAGGTGGTGAAGGTCGATTAAAAACAAAACTTACATTGGTAAGAGATTCATTCGGAGTTTAAAATGAAAGACATTAGCACTCATATTGCATCTAATAGAAAAATTTTAGATGACCCAACATCCTCTCCTCAATTAAGGAGGCACGTTGAAGAGGAACTTTATCAGTTAGAATATTATAAAGGAAAACATCCCGAAGAAAGTCATGATCCAAGTCCATTAGAATTGTTTTGTGAATTAAATCCTGAAGCATTAGAGTGTAAGATGTACGATGATTGATACTGGTAAAACGACATTAGAATCTAACTATTGGATTGGCGCTCAAGGCGGAGGGTTTTGGATTGGGCAGGTTGAAGGTGATGGTGATATAACTATTTCTGGAGCATCATTACAAGATGTGTCTGCATCTAACAGAGTTAAAGTTAGAATTGTTGGATACCATTCCAGAGACAGGAAAGAATTGCCTCCACAGGATCTCCCTTGGGCTACTGTAATGATGCCTAACAATGCTCCAACTGTTAGAAATGCTGGAACTGTTCATGGATTAGAAAATGGTGCATGGGTTATTGGAACTTTTCTTGATGGTGAAAGTGCTCAGCAACCATTGGTAATGGGTTCTATTGGCATTACCGAAAAGTCACAATCATATGAAGATAGATTAGTTAAACTTACAGAAGCGTTTGACAATAATTTTAAACCAAGAAGAGAGGAACTGAGAGATAATAATAAACCAGGAGGAGTTGAGAATAACGGTCCATCTGGAAGAGGGCAGAACGCTGGTTCAAAATCTGCAAATGATAAAAATCAAAAACAAAATGAGAAGCAGATTTATGCTATTGCAAATGGTAAATGTGGTCCTAGACCAGAGGGTGAAGTTACTAGAATACTGAATGATTTATTCAGATTTGTAGATAAGAATGATAAAGTAGGTAGTTTATTTGTAGACAAAGTAACTGGCAATGCAATTAAAAGTGTTAATTTAATTGGTAGTTATGTTAGTAGATTTGCCGCAGTTACTAATGGATTATTGGGTGATATTAAAGCACTAATTTTATATGAAGTCAAGAAGTGGTTTCAAAAATATGTAATTACACCAGTCACTGCTGCACTTAGTTTGAGTAAAAATAAGAACCCTGAAGTAATTTGGGCTACTAATCAAGTTGGTGATACTATACTTGAAATTATTAAGTGTATCTTTAAAACTATTTTAGAAAAGTTGTTGAATTTTTTCTTAGATCTTGTGCTTGGTATACTTGAGGATCTTCTTAATTCTGCTTTTTGTTTAGTATCTAATATCTTGAGTGCAGTGGCATCTCAAATCAACGGCGCAATAACTCAAGCACTATCTGCGGTCACCTCGGTAATCTCTATCGTCTCTGCAAAGGGAGATTACGGCGGGTCAATTATTAAGAAGATTGGATCTTATATTGCACAGTTCTGTGATGGAAATCTTTCTTGTTTTCTTGGCATCGGAGAGTTTTCAACTAAAGAAGGAGAGAAAGAAGATAATAAAGTAGAAAGTTTCTTTAACAGAATGGATGTTCTTGGTAATGTATCTAAAGATCTTGAAATTGGATTGTATGGAAGTGATTCATTCTTAAGCACACTATCAAATACTAAAATTATTTCTAGTGATGGGAAAGTAATTAAAGGATCATTAGATTGTTCTAAAGCAACTCAAATTAAGTTACCTGCATTCCCAAGAATTTCTATCACAAGAGGTGATACAAATGATAACTACAGACCACCAAGTTTATCACCTGTTATTGATAGTTATGGGCAGGTTGTTGGTATCTATCCTAACGATCCTGGAAGTGGATACATTAGTGATCCTGATTTAAACCTCATAACTTATAATGATTATGGCGAAGATGGATCACTTGTTCCGTTATTAGATAGAGATGGTGGAATCATTGGAGCTGGTGTTGAAAATAGTGGCGGTGGATACCCATATTTTGATGGGTCAGTCACTAATAGTAAAGCTCCATTGGATTCAAATGGCAATTTAGATACTGACAATTTGTATGGTGTTTATTCTGGCGATCCATTCTGGTTGGGAATTATATCAATTGATACTCCGCCAATTATTTTAAATACTGGTTCTAATTACGATGAGAATTGTAAAATTATTATTGAGTCCCCTGAAATTGAAACTGCAGAAGTTGTACACCCAATACTGCAACCAGAATTTGTTAATGGTAGATTGATATCTGTCAAAGTTTTGAAAGAGGGATTTGGATATACTACTTTGCCTAAAATATATGTTTCATGTGGAGGAACTGCTAAGATTGCACCAGTATTAAAATTTGTTCCAAGAAAAGATGCCAAGAAATATCTTAATACCTATGATAAATATGCTACAATTATCGATTGTGTTGGTCATCCAGGAGATGGAAAATGAGTTTTAATGCTAATATTCCAGGATTAGATGATCTTACTAATAAAATATTAAAAGATATTAATAACTTTAAAGAAAGTAAAGACATAAGATATCCACATGTTAAGTGTTTATCAAGTACGATTGGACACAAGATTGAATTAAATGAAACTGAAGGAAATGAAAGTATAACAATTCGTCATGGTATAACTGGGGCATTTGTTAAGATGTTTGCCAATGGAGATGTTGAATTGTATTCTCCAAGGGATATAAATGTTGCTGCCGCCAGACACGTCAACATTAAAAATGGAACCAAAGTTAATAAGAAAAAGCCAGATGATAATGATAGGATGGTTATCACTGTCGCAGGAAATGCACATCTTCTTGTAGAAAATGATATGCATGTGCATGTCAAAGGAAATAAATATGAAAGAATTGATGGAGAATATCTTTTAAATGTTGGTGATAAATTTATCACTACAATGGGAGAAGGATTTCTTAGATCGGCTGGTTTGTATTCAATTGATGTAAGTAAATTTACTACAAATGGATCTACAATTGAAAGAAATCTTAAAGAAGGTGGTACAATGAGAGATTCATTTGCTGGTACTTACATCATTGAGCAAACTTCTCCAGGTGGAGTACTTAAGTTATCAAGTTTAGGTGACATTGAAGTGTTTGCTCTTGGAAGTATGCGTACTAATATTGTTGGTGATGCTGAGTATATTATTGGTGGTAAAGTAAACTATAATATTGCTGGATTGAGAACCATTGTTCCCACTGGCGTCAATGCTGGTCCTTTAGCACCAACTGAACCAGCATTTGCTATTAATATTGCTGCTGGAGCATACAGTTGTACAACTATCCTAGGTAATGTTGACATCACTGCCACTATCGGTATAATGGAGTTGTTTGCAGGGGGTCCTTACCTTGATGTGAACTGCCTCACTGGTGTCTACCTCAACTAAGGGGCTTGACAAGCAAAACCACGTGTGGTAGAATATCTTTGTTGTAATTTGAATGTTTATGATTGATGGTGCAGTCGTAGATCACGTTGAAGTAAACATCTTAAGTAGATTGTTTACTATCTATTCTAATGAAGGTGATGCTTTATCTATTCATTGTGAAACACCAAAACAATTTAATGATGTTTTAACTTTATGTAAATCAAGTTTATCTTCTGAGGATGTTAGATATGTATACTGATCAGTTTCCTATAATTACAGTGAAGGAATTAAAAGATAACTTTGACTTTGTTTATACTTTAGTTGTGCGTGAAAACGTTACTTTTAAAATTAAGTCAGACGATCAAACGGTTTTGTTTATGCCTGTAAAGGATTATGAAATGTTGATTGACGTTTTTAATACTGCCAAGTATAAAAAGGGGTTAACAACAGTTTAATACGTGGGAGCGTGACGTAATCGGTAGCCGTATCGGACTTAAAATCCGCTGGATGTATAATCCGTGGGGGTTCGACTCCCCCCGCTCCTACTCATGTATAGATATCAATTAAGAAAAGAAATTTGTTATATAGAACACGTTGGAATTGCCGAGGTTTATTTCTTAAATGGAATGCCTTTTTTATATGATGAACTAGATGAATTACATCAATATGATTCTGGTTTAATGCGATTAGCAGAGATGCATCCATTGATTACTATAGAAGAGTTGACATCCAACTCTGAATACCTTATAATGGAAGAAGCACATCCATTAATATTTGAAGTTCCTTGTGATGAAGAATCTGTTTTTCCGCCCTTGTAGCTCAGTGGTAGAGCAACGGTTTTGTAAACCGTTGGTCGCTGGTTCAAATCCAGTCGGGGGCTTTGGATGGACTTCGGTTCTTCCATACGGGTCGGGACCATCATATCCGATCCACCTGGGGAATTAGCTCATTTGGTAGAGCACTGCTTTTGCACGGCAGGGGTGAGGGGTTCGAGTCCCCTATTCTCCATGAGTTCTCTACTCCATTATGTCTTTAATTTCTCAAACAGATCGTGCTATGGCAATTCAAGCAATTGAATTTTACATTTCTTCTTTGAAAACATATCACACTCCAAATCCAGAAAAGATTAGTCAATATAATACTCTTCTAAACTGGATCAAATTAGAATATCAAAAAAACAATGCTCAGTAGCTCAGCGGTAGAGCGGACGACTGTTAATCGTTTGGTCGCTGGTTCGATCCCAGCCTGAGCAGTTCTTAAAACGAAATTCATTTTTTGGTTACAAAAAAGTCGAGAAAAATATTTTGGCAAAAAATTGCTCAAAAGGGTCGATGGTAATTTCCACTATATAATAGTGAAGCAGTAAAACTATGAACCCCAATAATGATAGGAGGACTTTTTTTGTCCCTACTAGGGATCCCTGGAATCATCACATATATCAAATGTTAAAATATATTGATAAATTACAAGAATTTTATATTAAAAATAATGACCCCTTTTACGAAGAACAATCAAAAATCATTAGAGCAGCGGTTTGTCATTTAAAACATAAAATTAAATCATTGGAGGGGGATAATAGTAGAGTATGTCTAGAGGAAGAATGAGTAAAGTTGATATTATTGCCAGAATTTATAAAATGAAGACAGAATTGTATAATGGAGTTTATCCAGAAAAAAGTGCGGACTGGCACGATGGAGCACAAGACACCTTAAATAAAATTATCAGCATAATCAACGAATATAATTCATGAACCAATCATCTCTCATACTAATATTATGTCTTTCTCCATTAGCAGTAATTTTTATTGCAATGAAGATGGTACTTTGGTTAGGAGAAACAGCAGAATTTGTTGCTAAAACTAAAGAACTTGAGAGAATGCAACATGGTCCTTACATAGTTTGGAATGAAGAAGAAGAAGAGGAGGAAGATGAATGGACCTAGGTAAACTTTATAACAGAATTGCTAAAGTAAAGAATGATCTTTTGATGGAAGAACCTTGTCCAATTTATGAACCACAATGGGAAGAACTATATGGCACACAGAATGAACCAAATACAACCAGAACACCTAGTCACTCACAAAGAGTGTCAGG